GCTGCACCTGTGCCGTTGGCTATGACGTAATCGTGGGTTGCCACCGATTAGCCGGTTCGTTGTTTCACAAGTCTACAGTGCCTTGCCATACCCAGTCGCGGTGTAGGTGAAATTGCGGTCAACAGCAGTTCCAGCACTGTTGCGGAAGGTAACCGTAAACGTGGTCCCGGTGACACTGCCAACCGTGAAGTAGTCACCAGTCGCCATGTTTTGCGCTGTGATGCCAACGCTTGGGAGGCTTGTCCCACCAGCCGTGTAAAACGCCTTGTCGAAGGTCACCGTCTTGGCGCCAGCACCGCTGGCAATGGTTGCCGTGCTTTGGTCTTGACGTTGCTGGAACGTTGCCTCGTATCCCAAGGCATCAATCAAAATGTTCTGCGATGTATTGGTTGACGTCAGTTCAGCCTTAAATTGGAAGGCGCGACCGTTGAAGGTGCCATTGACAAACTCCTGCCAGGCTGTCCAAGTTGGTGTGCCAGCTGGATTATCGTTTGTTGCACGCAACAGCAATTTTGCATTGACCTGATCAATGACACCACCGTCAAAATCGGTCCATAGATCCATCAACTCCAATCTGGAATCAATAAGGTTGCTGGGATAAAAACCACGAGTAACAAAATACCGCTTAAGGTCTACTGCAAAGGCAGTGCCAAGGTCAAACGTGTTAGCAAAATTGTATGTACCGCTTGCCTGCACATCGCCAAGCCAATCAAATGCTGGAATTAAATCTACGTTTACAATGTCGTCAAAATATGAACTTCCGTCAAGGCACAAAGCATCAAACTCTGAGCTGTAAAAAACATTGGTTTTTGTGCCTTGGAATGGTGGGACATCTTGGTCTTCCCGCCGCGTTTGAATTGGGAAGAATCCCAAAGCATCAGGAAAGTCAACAATAACGCTGGTTTCAAGTGCTGATTGCCTGCCACCGTCATCCTCAAACTTGACAAAAATCTCGCCTTCTACCAAGGGAATGATCGCCTCGGTAGCGGAACCAGCTTTGGCTGGAATTAAATCAACGGAATCGCTCCAGCTTGCACTGCCATCAGTTAAATTGCTGTGACGGATGTGAACGGTGCCACCGACCGCCACGTCAAGGTCAACCGTTTGGCTCCAGCGCAGCCGAGCACTATTGGCGTTGATGGCTTCAATAGTTAAATTTTGTACATTGCCAGGTAATGCAGTTTTGCCTGCAATAACAAAAGATGCAGCTGTAATTGGACTGGCTTTACCAACATTGTTAATTGATTGAATTTGGACCTGAAGCGTGCCAGCAATAAGGCTGTTGATTCGTGCCGACGGTGATGTAGTTTCAAATGTAATCCAGTTATTGTTGTTTAAACGGTGCTGAACGCGAAAACTGCTTACGTTTTTAGGTGCCAGCCAGCTAAGGTCAAACGCTGTAAGGACACTGTTGCCATCTTGGTACAGGTGTTCGGTGCCATCAATATCATTTACTGGATCTGGAATAGCGGCAAGGTTTGTAATGTCACGCGGAACAATTTGCAGATCGCTTTCAATTGCGTCATAAATTGTTGAGTTGTACGCCAGTGCTGTTACGCCGTAGACGCCAGGCTCTGATTCAGTAACGGTGATGACACGGAATGTTTGCAGCTCAACGTCGGTTGTTTCAATAACCCAAATGCCTTGAGCGTTAGGTGCTTCACTAAATGGATTGCCAACAGTAACGGTTGTGCCACTGATGCTTTGGATAGGACGTAGTTCAGCTGAGCCAGTGGGCAACATGACTGTGAGTGTTGCGCCATTTGCAACGATGACGCTGAGGTCTTCAGTGCTGTCGATTGTGACCGTGGTCGTGGTTGCGCTGCTGATCCGGCCACCACGACGCGAGCCAGCCTTCATTGGATCGGCAACGCTGATGACCATGCCAGGCCGGAGCACGATGCCGCTATCCAGCGACACGGCAAAGGTCACCGTCTCAGTAAGGTTCTGCTCGCTTAGCAGCGTCCACTTGCCAGCGCGGTGCGCTTGCCCTTGGCTGTAGCAACCCAGCAGTTTGACATCACGGTTGATGATGCCGTACTTGGCAATTGCCGCAGCGTCTTCAACGTACTCAAATTCGACTTCACCTAAGCCTTCGTATGTCTGGTACCCAATGGTTGCGCTGCTGGCGCGTGCTTTCTGTGATGTGCCTGAATAATTAAAGATGCCGTCAATTACGTTGGCGGCAGTAATGACGTACTGCGGATCGGATGGCTTATCTTGGTTGACCACCAAGGTGCCAGCACCGTAGTAGGCAATGCCACGGAACAAAGCCGTAAATTCTTGGATAACGTTGTAAACCTCGTCACGGCTATTTAGCAGCAGGTTGCAAAGGAAACGTGGCTCTTGCCCACCTTTGCCATTACTGACCAGACCATTGCAATATTGGCTGATTGAATAAAAGTCGTAGCGATCTAAGCTGCTGGCCGGGATGGATGCTCCGTAGCGGGTATTGGTCAGCAGATCCCATAAACACCATGCTGGGTCTGCACACCATGTAGCAGCGCCAAAAGTTCCATCCCACACGCCGGAATACGTGACGCGGCCAAGGTAGTTAGTGGTATCGACCGTGGCGTTACTGGGTAGCTGGATCTTGATGCCCCGCACCAAGTATTTGCGGGACGGAATGCTGTTGAACTGGCGGCTATCAAACCGCAGGAAAGTTAATGCGCTGTTTGGGTAGCGAAATTTCTCGTCAATAATTTCTGTGTAGCTATAAAAGTAGGTGCGGTTCTGAATACGGGTACTGCCAGAATCTGGCGAGATACGCACTAGGCGGATGTCAACAGGAAATGCACCGCTTAGCGTCAAGATATAGTCGCGCTGATAGCTGTTGGTTGTTTTGCCGCTGATGGTGTCAGATACGACAGTTGTAAAGCCGCCACCGTTATATTGAACTTGAATTTGAATATCTACACTGTTGCCAACAATGTCGCCGTCGTCTTCAATAATTTGCAGTGCAGGCAATTGAACTGTTACCCGCACACGGTCAACGTCGGTATCACTAATTGTGCGAGTAACTGAGATGCTGGCAGTAGCTTCTACGTTGACTCCTTTTTCAGATTCAGTGCCATTTGTATTTGGAATGTAGGCTTGCGCCTGTGTACCGTTACGAGTGACAACTGTGTAACCAGTAAAATTGTCGGCGCCAGTGCTACTTTGAATTGGAGTGCCATCAAGGTAAATACCTTTAACACCGCCTTCAATACCTTCAATTTCACCTTCACTAAGCAGATCAAGAACGCTGCCGTATTGAACTGACTGGAGCGAATCGTCGGATTCTGTTGGTGTGTGCGCCTGGCCGCCACCACCACCACCTTTGCCACCACCGCCGCCGCCGCCGCCGCCGGAACCTTGAATAGCGCGATAGGTGCTCATACCAGTTGATCCACGTCAAGGCCGCTGCTGATCACAGCTGAGCCAATGTAGGCACGACCATAAACAATTGGAACCGGCAATCCTTGTTGTACGGTGTTGGTAATGCCTGAAAATGTAAACGATTCAAATCGCGCTGCTTCCTTACCACGTTCTGCGCTTGAATAAGTCTGTGCAGGTGAAATAAGTTGTGCTACTCCACTAAGTGCCAAACTTGCACCAGCTGCACCAATAAATCCAGCTGCGGTAATAAGTGCGCTACCTGCTGCATAGCTAAGTGTTCCTGCCCACACAGCGGCACCAGCAATATATGGCGCTGCAATTGCAAGCGCAACCAAAGCAATGCCTCCAATAATTCTGCCAGCTGTACCACCGGAACCAGCAATTACTGGCGTGATACTAAAAATTTCACGTTCACTCCAAGGTAAAAAAGCTGGTGATACATTATCTTCACCAATTTTTTCCTTGCCAATTGTCACGCGATACGCCACGCCATCCTGCTCACTATCCAGTAACCACTTGTCCAACCCAGGGAAGTTGACGCACAATGCCTTGATTGCCTGCGCTGGTGTATCGGCTTCAAACTGGAAACGGCATTGCCCCAGATACTTGCGTAGGGCGCCGTAGACCTTAACGACTTTCATGCCGTAGGACCATGGCAGTGCTCTTGATATAGTAGCCGCCCAGCACGTCCCTACTGCTAAGTCGGCCTTGAACGTGGTGCAGGATCTGCTGATCGCCAATGTAGATGGCTGCGTGGTTAGGCAAGTTGGATTCCAACTGCATCAGCAAGGCATCGCCATATTGCAGCTCCTCAAACGGCACTTTATGGAAGCCTTCACGGTGAAAATTGTCTAGGTACAGGTCTTCGCCACGCTCCCAAAACTTGTCGCGGCGGTTGTAGTCGCTGAGTTGGAGGCCAAATTCCTTGCCGTACCAGTCCCGGCACATCGTGTAGCAATCCACTACGCCAAACACAAACTCCCGCCCCACATACGGCAGCTCGTATGCCTCTGGCAGCGTCAGGCTAGAGCCACCAGTCTTTGGATTGATAATGAACCAGGGCAAGCCGGATTTTGCGCAGGCCACGCGGTCCGCTTGGCTTGGATTGGGATTGGTCGATGGGTGGCTGTGGACGATGGCCACGATTTCGCCTTGATCCTCAACTGCTGCGTAATCCTCGCCACTGAGCACAAAATGCTCGTCGGGTGTATCGGCCAGGTTGGTGCAGGGAAAATACCGCTTGCGCCCCTTGACCACAGCAACCAAGCCGCAGCACTCGCGTGGATCCTCAGCTTGCGCGTGCTCCAGGATTGTTGCTTGCAGTGCTTTGCTAATTATCACTTGGATAGACCCGCGCCAGGGAAACTGCCAAATGGTAATTCAGCCGTGGCGCCAAACCGTAACTTGCAGGATGAAATCCGTTTGCCGCACGCATCCAAAGCCAAAGTGCCGACAACTTGATCCTGAGCGTTCCAGTAGTTGCTGCCGGTGTAACCGCACTCGCCACCGCGATAAACCCACTGGCAAACATTGGCAATGATCTGACGCCGTGGAAGCATCACGCCCACAAGATCAAATTTGCTGGCCAGCTCAAACTCGACAACGGCGCGGTTTTCGTTTGACTTACGGTCTACATACCAGATCTCGTCAGGGAATTTGGCGTGGGGATCGGCACCAGCCTCACCGTCCAGGTATTTCTTCAGCGTGCGGATGCGAACAACCTTTGCGCCGCCGAGATCGTTGCCTGTGGTGATCAGGTTGACCTGAAGCAGCAATGCCGTAATGCTGCTGCCGATATTGCTGACAGCCAGCTTGGGGCGCGGCAGGCTGCCGCTGCTGCTGTAATCAAAGCCGGTGGCCTCTAGCGGCAGACGCACATAAGACTGGCCGTTCCAGACCACGTTGCCGGTCAC